CATCGAGCATATCGCTCCGATGGGAACTGATTCCATTACGATCAAAGGCGAGCGATGGAAGCGACAGCCGGTGGCCCGCTTCGGGGTCACCGGTTTTGCCCGTGAGCCGCAGTTGAAGGATCATGTGAAGCGTGGGTTCAGCCGGTTGGAGGATCGGCAGGGATCGCGCTTTGAAAGCACTTTCACCAAGAGTCAGATTCGTAAGATTTGGGACATATGAGCGACGTATCAAACCAAGCCATCCAGTATTCGATGGGAGTCGCCGGTGGCCGACTCGTTCAGGATACTGCGAGCTATACCGGCCCGTTCGTGGCACTCACGTTCCTTGCGCCAACTGTGATCTCCAGCATCTCTGGAGCTAACATCGTTGGCACTTTCTCGACCGTGACGATCCCCGCTGGGATCACGATTCAGGCTCCGATCAACAGCTTCCAGCTTTCGAGCGGCGTGGTGTGGGCCACCAACGGTGTGATCCAATCCTGATTCCTGGTGACTACCCTGGCTCTAGGAACTCGGTTGGCTGGAGTGGGTGGCGGAAGCGTCACGCCCATCGATCCGCCGATCCTGCGCCGGGATCTACTTCAGGAGGATGAGTTCTTCATCCTTCTGGAGAATGGAACGGATAAGATCGTAATCACATTCGGTACTTTTGACTCCCTTCTGCTAGAGGACAACACGACGTTCCTTTCGCGGGAGGATACAGGAAAACTCATCATTCAAGCTAACTGATTATGGCAGATACGAAGATTACAGCACTGACGGCTCTTACTGGAGCCGATCCCGCGAATGACGTTATCCCCATTGTTGATGTCAGTGACACGACGATGGCGGCTTCTGGAACCACGAAGAAGATTAGCGTCAACAACATCCTCGGCGCATCCGGCACCGCCACTTTGGCCTCCGCCACCATCACCGGCGACCTGACGGTGGCGACGAGTGTGCTGAAGGTTGACACTGCGAATACGCGGGTTGGAATCAACACCACTTCAATCAATGGTGGACCGTTCAATGTTAAAATCTCTCCTGCGATTGATGCCAAGTTCGTTGTTCAGGATGGATTCACGACCGGAAATGTCCGTCTTGCTGCTGTAGACAATGCGTACAGCACCTACAAGGTGATGGATTACAGCGCGTTGTCCCATGCTTGGTACAATAGCGGCACCACCGCCATGACCCTGAACTCCACCGGACTGGGGGTGGGGGTTGTGCCTTCTGCTGGCAAAGGTGCATTGCAGCTTTCGAGCGGTATCAACTTCCCTGCCACCCAAGTCGCTTCGTCCGATGCGAACACGCTGGATGATTACAAGGAGGGGACGTTTACTCCGACGATTGCTGGAACCACATCAGCAGGAACTGGAACATACAGCATTCAGACTGGTTTTTACACCAAAATTGGAAACACAGTGTTCTTCAGATTGAGGATTGATTGGTCTGCGCATACTGGAACTGGAAACATGATTATCAGCAATCTTCCATTTATTTCGTCCAGCACCGCAAACTCATTTTCATCAGTTTCAATAGGATACCTAAACAACATTGCTTTGACGGCATCAAGCATTGCAACAGCGTTTGTTGGTGTAAATCAAGCATTTGTAACACTTCATCAATACGCATCTGGGGGAGGCGCTTCGTCGGCTATTCCTATTGATACAGACGGTGCAATTATGGTTTCTGGATCTTACATTGTCTAATCTATGAACATCTCTTGGATCATCGAACGCCTTCTGACCAAGCCGGTTGAAGGCCCCAACACCGATGTCGTCATCACCGCCGACTGGCGATGCAATGGCTCGCAGGACAGCTACAGCGGCACCTGCTACGGCTCCTGTAGCTTCGCGCCGCCGACTGGTAGCTTCACGCCGTACAACGAACTGACCGAGCAGCAGGTGCTGGACTGGTGCTTCGCCAACGGAGTCGATAAGACCGCCATCGAAGCCAACGTCACCGCGCAGATCGAAGCGCAGATCAACCCGCCGGTTGTGGTGCTGCCGCTGCCGTGGGCTGAACCCGATCCGTTGGTGATTGCGGTCGAGGATACCGTGGTTCAAACTCCCGCCTGATATGGTTAAGATCGAACTCACTACGGAGCAGGCCAACAACCTGCTGCAACTCATCGACATCGCGGTTAAGGCCGGTGGCATCGCAAACGCAAAGGTCGGCCTTCCGCTCGCTGAGATCATCATCAACGCTGCTCAACCGAAGCCTGAGTAAGCCATGCAGCACAATTCCGATGGATCTACGAACGGTGTCGCCATCTCGTTGGCCACCGCTACCGCCGCCGGGATTGTGTCGCTTCTTCCGCAGCTAACACAGTGGTTCCAGTTCGGAGCCGCTGTGTTGGCTTTTCTAGCCGCCGCAGTCGGGTTATGGAAAGCTCTCAAGAAATGAAAAACACCAAGACCACTATCGCCGGTATCGGAGCCATTCTCGTCGCTGTCGGCGGCGCACTCAAAGCTCTGTTCGATGGCGATCCGTCCACCAACCTGGACATCACGACTACCGTCGCCGCGATCTCCGCTGGTTTCGGCCTGATCATGGCCAAGGACGCCGAGAAGAAGGCCGAGTGAACTGGATCTACCAGATACTCAAGGCCATCCTTGATTGGCTCAGGGAAACACCACCAACCGAAGTTCAACACGGCAATGCGCCCAAAGATCTCAAAGCTGATATGGCTGGGCGCATTGCCGACCTTCCTCGGTTGCCAGATGACCAAGGTGGTCCTGGTCCCTTCCGGTGATCCGGTGATGCTAGCCGCACCTGTTAAGGCTCGCGTCTACGCTTTCGATTCAAACAAGAAGCTTGTAGGCCCATCCACGGTGGTCCTGCCAGCGGGATGGTACGCACTTCCGAAGAACTGATATGGGAACTCCACTCACAGGCAGCACGGTCGCATCGACATACACTGGCCTACTCAAGACTTCTGACAACGCGGCGATCACTTCCACGCTCAAGTCCGTGGGCGATGGCGGCGGCAATGACTCGCCACTTCAGCTCTCAAGCAACGCGGTCAACATCACCAACGATTTCAGCGTTGGCACGAGCAAGTTCACCGCGAACTTCACGAGCGGAAACATCAGCGCATCAGGTGCTGCCTCGATCACCGGTGCAGCCACCGTTGGTTCGTTGGCCACGGCTGGAAACATCGCCACGAGCGCAGGCACGATTAGCTCGTTCGGAGCGATCTCCCAGACTCAATCAGGTCAGAACAACAGCCTCGCCGGAAACCTCGCTGTAGGCGGAAACCTGAGCGTCACCGGTGCCACCACGCTCTCTGGCAATCTCTCGGTTCCTGGAACGCTGTCATGCACCGGAGACTTCGCGGTCAACACCAACAAGTTCAATGTCACTGCGTCCTCCGGAAACACAGCCGTTGCTGGTACTCTTGGCGTTGCTGGTGATCTCGCTGTTGCTACCAACAAGTTCAACGTCACGGCAGCGAGCGGTAATACTGCGGTCGCAGGAACCCTTGGCGTCACTGGCGCGACAAGCCTGTCTACGCTGGGAGTGAGCGGTGCCACCACGCTCTCATCGACGCTCGATGTGACCGGGGTCACTACGCTGAGCGGCAACCTCATTTCCAACGGTGACACCACCATCGGAAATGCGGCTGGCGATCTGCTGACGGTCAACGCCAACAACATCACGCTGCCCAACGCGACCACGGTCACGGTTGATCTGGCCAACGATAAGGTGCTGATCACGGACGCTAGCGACTCCAGCAAGGTCCGCACAGTCGCAGCTAGTGCGCTAGGTATCACCGCTTCCAATGCGCCTCAGTGTGTGCAGACGGTTGGCAACGACAGAATCACGTTCATCGGAGCCACCACAGGTCCCGGAACCGAGATCACGACAGTAACGACCACAATCACCCCTAGATCATCTTCCTCGAAGGTTCTCATCAGCATCGTTCTCAATTATTCCTGTATAACCAATGCATCTCAGTATGTGTTGTTCAGGATTACTCGGAACGGAACTCAAATCGGAAACTCCATTGGTGCTGGCCAACAGGGCATAGCTTCAGGAAGTTACGAGGACGGAGAAGTTAACGCGATAAACAACACGAAGATCGAGTTCCTTGATTCTCCCGCGACTGGATCGGCTGTAACCTACAAGGTCCACATCTTCAGCCCGCTTTCACCCACCAATGTTTACATGAACTACGCTGTGAACGGTGGATCGAGCTTCACCACCTGTTCCTCGATGACGCTCCAGGAATTCTTCGCATGAAACCATCCGAAGTAGCCCAAGCGGCTTGCGACAAACTCTCATTCACGGACGCGACCACACTCGCGCTCGCTAAGAAGTTCTGCATCCGCCGCTACTCCATGATCTGGGATTCGTGCCTCTGGAACGACACCCTCGGTGTCATATCCACCAGCGTTACGGACGGCCAAGAAATCGTTGTCCTGTCCGATTACGTCACGGCTAGCTACGCCTCCGGAACCGGTTACAATACGTTCCTCGACTTCCCGGTCGCCACTCGCTTCACGATCACCGGCGACACCGATGGCATCGAGGTTCCCGCCGCGGAATGGGTATCGTTCTTCCAACTCGATCCCAATACCTGGAACAACGTCGATTCCCGCAAGTCCACTCCGGGTAACTTCGTCAACTGGGCTCGGCTCATTGGTGGTGCTTACGGACAGGCCGGTGTCCCTCGCATCAAGCTCGTTCCCACGCCCAACGCGAACGGGACGCTCTTCATCCTCGGAAAGAAGCAGTCTCAAATGAGACAGTACGGCGAGGAGCAGGCCATCATCAATGACACGAACTTCGAGCTTCGTGGTGTTGAGAATGCACTGATGGCCTACACTGAAGGAGATCTCCTCGAATACTCCCGCCAGTACGGGAAAGCGCAGGCCAAGTTCCAAGAGGGTGCTGCTCAGGTCAGCATCATGAAGGACATGGAACGCGGCCAGCAGCAGCAGATCAGCCGCATCATCCCGGATAGCCTCTACGATTACACCTTCCAGGACATCCTGTAATGCCATTCCAATCCACAGACGCGCTCGACGATCAGATGCTTCTGGATGGAAGCACTGGGTTCAGCACCGGAGTCATCTCTGCCACTCGTCCTGATGCCATTCCTGCGACCAGCATGGAGTCGGCCATCAACATGGACTACGATGACTTCGGCAATCTCGTCACGCGTCTTGGATCGGTCTCGCTCGCTGGCAACAGTATCTCCTCCAACTGGGAGGACATCATCACGAACTGGGAAGCCACTACTGGCAACTTCGGTTCAAACCTGCCGATCAACGCCTCGGTCTTCTCCGGGTTTTACTTCGACACGGCTGCTTCGGAGCGTCTGGTCATCGCGGTCAACGATCTAGGTACATCGACCAAGAGCCTGTACTTCGGATCTCCTGGTGTTTCGTACAACCAGATCACTGGATCCACTCTCAACGCCGCTTCGAGCTACGTCTACTTCGCGCAGTTGAACGATAAGCTGTTCTACAGCGACGGAATCGGAACGCTGAAGTACGTCAGCGCTAGCAACATATACTCGACGATCACGGCTGGAAAGATCAGCCGCATAGATGTCATCAATCAGGGATCGAATCTTTCTTCGATTCCAACGGTCACGATCTCTGCTCCTCCGAGTGGCGTTACAGCGACCGCTGACGCTGTCATTGCGAACGACGGAAATCTTGTTGCGATTACGATCACCAATCCCGGAAGCGGTTATGTCACTGCTCCTACCGTAAGCATTAGTGGAGGTGGTGGATCCCATGCAGTGGCCTACGTTTCGCTCACTCCTCCCAACAAGCCGCTGTACCTGACAGTACACACCAACCGGCTCTGGTGCGTGTCCGGTGACACCTCGATCCAGCCCGATACCCTCTACTTCTCGGACATACTCGATGGCGAATCCTGGGATCCTCTTGGATCCATTCGCGTTGGTGGTGACGGCGATCCGATCAAGGGCCTGTACTCGTGGTTCGGTTACCGCCTCGTGGTGTTCAAGGAGCGGTCGATCTGGGCCGTGGATGCTGATCCGACTCAGGACCCCGCGGACTGGAGCATTACGCTCATCAGCGGAAACATCGGATGCTCTTCGCACCGCTCGATCGCTGCTGTCGGTCCAGATGTCTTCTTCCTATCGCGTGACGGCATCCGGTCGCTCCAGCAGATCCAAGCGGGTACGCAGACCAGCGTTGGACTCGCGCTCTCCAGCCCGATCAATGACCTGATCAGCAAGATCAACAAGACCAAGCTGGACCTGTGCGATGGTGTGTTCTGGAACAACCGGTACATGCTCGCGGTTCCGTTCGTGACCGCAGGCCCTGCGATCCTTGGGCTTGAGAGCGAGTACGCGTTGCTCACCGAGAACTCGATCGACATCTCTCTGGAGGGTGCGCTCAACGAGAACAATGCGGTCATCGTGTACCACACACTGGCCCGCTCTTGGCTCGGTTACTGGGACAACTGGGTGGTGAACGATTTCATCCCCACCTCGTTCTCAAACTTCGGTCCCATCCTCATGTTCGCTGGCGACATCGTTTCGGTTGCTGCGGGTGCAGGCCAAGTCTGGTCGTTCAACGATTACCTTCCTAACACTCGACTCAACCCTGTCGCCTCTTCCGCGTACCTTGACGGTGGTTCCAACTACGCTTCCACGGTCATCACGAAAGCGTACAACCTCGGGGAACCCATTCCCGACAAGATCGGGTACAGCATCCAGTTCGCGTTCGACAATCCGTACTCCGAGCAGAACACGACCGCTGCGCTCTCGTTGGCCACGAACATGTCAGGCAACTTCTCGTCGCTGGATCCTTCTCTAACCATAACGAACTCGCAGAAGTTCCTGAAGGCTTACAACCTCATCAGCCGCGGTCGCTGGAACACATTGCAGTTCAAGGTGGCTACCGAAGGTGGTCGCCTATCACTTCAATCCACAATCCTATCTGGTTTCGTTGACTCGGTTAAGCCGCAGCAATGAACCCTCATCCAACCATCATCGAAGCGGCCAAACTACTGAGAGAGAAGTGGCCAACTTGTTCCACGTGGAACGATGATCAGCTTCTGAACTGGATTGGAATCTTCAACAAGGTTCGCCAGTTCGGTATCGTTCAAGATGAAGCTGGAAAATGCGTTGGTGTCGGAGCCGTCAGGTTCCTGAACTCGGTTGTTGAAGCTGATGACATCAACAACAACTTCAAGGATGGTCACATCGCTTGGATTGAGATGGTTGTTGGAACAGAGCCACGAGCGGTTCAGACGCTGTGGTTGGCCATGATGGGCATGTGTTCCAAGAACGTGACCAAGCTCGGAGGCGTCCGGAAAGGCGTTTCCCGTTTGTACGATTTCAACCGGTACTTCAAACTCTTGATGAACAACAGGATTTGCTATGGGCGGAACATATAGGGCTCCAGACATGGCCGCGGCGAACCGTGAAGCGGTTTACGCTCAGGCACAGACTTTCCCGATTCTTCGGCAGATCGAGGCTGCATCTCGAACCGGTGGATCCGGGACTTATCCTGTTTATGATGCGTCTGGAAAGGTCGTTGGCCAGAGAGAGTATGATTTCCGCGGCATCTCTGACATCGATGTCACGCGAGAGACCGCTCGTGCGCTCGCATCGCTTGCTCCTGAGCAAACTGCCCAGCAACTCGAACTCGCCAAGCAGTACGGCACACAGTTCGCCGAGCAACGCCGCGCTGAGCTTGAAGCTACGGATCCGCAGCGTTATGCGCTCTACGAGAACTTTTTGAGAGATATCGGTCAGGCACCGATCTCGCAGGTTTCTCCCACTGCTCCTACCTACGAGCAGGTTGGAATTCCGACCGCTCCGCAGGATACCGGTGCGGCTCGCGCCATGCGTTCCGATCTGGAGCGTCAGATCCAGCAGGGTCTCGCCCAGGTTGGGACTCTCGATCCCACGATGATCAGGGCGGCTGAACAAGCTGCTCGTGCGCGTGGCACGGCTACTGGAAACGTCCTTGGCAATCTTTCCGCACTACGCGAGGCGCGAGGAGTCAGTGAGGCTATTGCGAACGCTGACATGCAGCGCAGGGCTCAAGCTCTAGGTCTGCTCCAGTCTGGCCAGACGACAAGTGACGTTGCGAATCGTCAGGCTCAAGAGTCGTTCCAGAACATCCTCGCTGCCACTGGCCAACGGAACACGGCTGCTCAGCAGACCTTCGCTGGTCAGATGGCCGCTCAGCAACAGCGTCAGGGAGCGCAGCAGCAGAACATCGCCAACATCCAGTCTGCGCTCGGTCTCCAGCCGATTGTGTCTCAGGCCGCTCAGCTTGGTGCGCTCCAGCAGGGTGCCTCTCCGTTCGCTGCTCCGCAGTTGATTCAGGGTATGCAGCAGGCCACTCCTGCTCAGGCGATGCAGATTGGATCCAGCTTCGCGTTGCAGAACGCTCAGAACGCGTTCCAGGCTTCGCAGGCTGGTTCTCCGTTGGCGATCTTCCAAGGATTGGCCAGCGGCATCGGAAATCTTGGCCAAGGATTCCGCGGATTCGTTGGACCCTGATCTATGGCGAACGATACCGGATCAAACTACTGGTATATACCCGGACAGGAAACACCTGCTCCGCCGGTTGCTCCACCCGTTCAAGAGCCGGTATCACCGTTTCCAGCGGTCAATTACTTGCAGGATCCGGCTCAGCTTCTGATGAATCCGGGAGCGGGTACTGCTCCTGTCAGTAGGCCAAGCTTCACGCCTCAGGCTGCTCCCACGGCAATGCGTCTGGACATGCCGCAGACGATTGTTCCTCCGACCACTCCTGTCACGCCTCAGCTTCCCACAACGACGCCTGAGCCTCCTGCAACCACACCTGAGCTTCCAGAACCTCCTTCTGATATCCCAACGTCCACGCCGGATGTAACTGCTCCAGATCAGATTTACGGCAGGATCGGAGACCCTCTTCCGGGCCAACCTGGAGTTCGTGTTGGAGATCCAATTCCTCCAGATAACGAAGGCAATCAATGGGTTTGGGATCTTAGAAGGCCGGAACTTGGATACTTCGTTCCTCCAACCCCGAAGCCGCCTTCCACTCCTCCAATCATAACGCCTCCGCGGGAAAGCATCGTGCTTCCGCCCGAGGCTGTTACCACGGTTCCGGTTCAGCCGATCATCACGCCTCCGCAGCCTCCTGTTACTCCTCAGCCTCCGGTGGTAGAGCCTGAGCCTTTGCTGCCTGAGGTGGTGACGATCAACCGTCCCACGTTCCCGATCTACGAGCCTCCTCCTAGCAGGGGACCTGTAACCATTCCTGGCACCGCGGTGTCTTCAAGGCCCGTGTTGCAGCCTACGGAGCCGATCGCTCAGGTTGCTCCGACCACGATCCCTGTTCCTACTCGACAGAACATGGACTTCGCTCCCAGCCGCTTCGATTACATCAACTACGATCCGGAAGAAATTCTGGCTGCGGCAATGCGGGCGATGGGTAACTCTCGAATCCGCCAATCCATCACGGATGAAGCGGTCCAAAACCGGATGTTCAGCAGAATGAGGTGATATGGCTACAAACGATCCGCTTCAATTTCAGAATCCACCAAAAATCAACCCTTTGCTGCGTGGTCTCTCCATGCTTACCGGTGGTATTGCTGGAGAACTTACTGGAACCAACGAACAGATTCGCCGCGAACGTGCGATCAATCGTGCGTTGCTTCAGGAAGAGTTTCAGAAAAGGGATGAAGAACGGGCCATGCGCCGTCAGTTGATGGCGAACGCTCTTCAGCAGGGATTCGAGCTTGATCCAAACGCCAGCTTGGACCAGATGATGGCCGACTTCCGGAAGAAGCAGGTTCAAGGCGAAATCATGAAGACTCAGGGTCGCATTTTCGGCCTTGGTCAGGCCGTTGGCCCTTCTCCGTACGAGGCGAATCCTCAGTACCAAGCTGCGGTACTTGGTGGTCAACAAGAACTTGCTCGGAAACGAGCCGAAGCAACTGCCGAAGAAGACATTCAGCGTCCATCGCTTGAGGGTCAGCTTCGCGGATTCGGAAAACCAGTTCCTCCTGGTGCTTCCTCCGGAGAACTGCGCGGGTTGGTTGAACGCGCTCGGATGGAGACTCAGGGAGAAATTCCGTTGGCGCAGCGTGGTGAGCAGGCCAAGGCTCAACTCAAGACGCTCCAAGGAATGAATGCGTTCCCTTCTCCTGTGGATATCGACTCGCTTACTCCTCAGCAGGCGATTTCTCAGGCCGATATTTACGGAAGAAAGTTCCAGCAGGAATCTGAGATCGGACAGTATGATCGAACTCAGAAGGCGCAGCAGGAAGCTTTCAACAAGTTCAATGAAGAGGCTTCGCTCGACACTCCCGATCCCAACAAGCTGAAGGGGCTGTACGCTCAGCTTCCTGTTTCGTTGCAACGTGATCCGGAGATCAAGCGCACCGCTGGTATCACCACTGCTCCAAGTGTTGCTGAGCGGAAAACACTGTCTGGATGGAAGGATACGCTTGGCCGCGCTACAAATCTCGCGTCATCGATTGCTGCGCTCGCAGGTACCGAAGATCTTTCCAAGGTCTCTCAGCAGAACTTCAACGGCGTGAAATCTTGGTTTCGCAATCTGCAAAACAAGTACGGAGCCGAAGATCCGAAGCTTAATTCCATCAACACGATCATACAGCAGTTTGAGCAGGTCGTTGCTGGCACCCGTAAGGATCTGTTCGGTGCGTCTCTCACAGGAAACGAGTTGCAGTCTGCCAGACAGCAGTTCGGTGATCCAAGTTCTGCAAGCTTCCTTCCTCGCATGGTCCAGTTCTTGGACAACGTGTTCTCGAAGGACTTGGTTGCTGAGTACCGTGATAACATGATCGCTGTTCCTCCTGGATTGGCCAAGTCTGCTGAGGAAGCTCGCCAGAACTGGCTCAAGACTCGTGAGCAGTTCAACTTCGGAAGCATCAGCGGAACTCCTCGCAAGGCCGCAGACAATCGGATCAAGAATCTTCAGGATGAGGCCGCAAGGATCAGGCAGGCACTTGGAATGACGAACGCTCCCGCAACCACTCGCTAATACCATGGCCGATCAAATCTCCAGAGAAGAAGCACTCGCAAGGCTTGCTGAAATCGAGAGCGAGATCGCAAGGCTTTCGGCTCAGCCTGATGAGCAAGAAGATCAACGCAGGATTGCCATGGCTACCGCTGCCGCTCGTGCTGGTGGTGGCGGAATGATTGCGCCCCCTCTTCAGGGGCCAGAAGCGGGAAGAGAACTCGCTGTTGGTGCTGTGAGGTATGGAGTTCCGTTGGCCGCTGGAATTGCGACCGGTGGGGCTGGAATCCCCGCTATGATTGGTGCCGGATTGGTTTCGGCTGCTGCTGGTGAAGCGGGGGCTCAAGCGATTGAAAAGGGGCTCGAAGGAAAGGAATATCGCCCCGGAGAAATCGGAGGCGCAGCCATTCGAGGTGCTGTTCCGTTCATCAAAGGCGCACCCGTTTCTACCACCGCTCTCTCTGGACTCGGTGGCCTACTTGGTGGTGCTGCCGAAGGCAAAGTTACTGGCTTTGGAAGTGGCCTGAGAGAAACTGTTCTTGGTGCAGCACCTATCGGTGCGCTTCAAGCTGCTGGTGCCGCTTCCAAGGCTGCAAGCGACTATCTTTCAGGAGGTATTCGCAGGGCTACCGATGTCGAGCAAATCGGCCCTGGTGTCCGAGCTACTGTCGGACAGGCGTTCCCTGAATTCGCTGGTCTTGAATCTCGTGTTGCTGCTCAAACCGGAAGCCAAGAACTGCGACAACAGCTTCAGGATCAATCCAAAGCGATCGCCAGTGCCGTTCAAAACGTCATGGGTGTTCCAGCGGAAAACTACCCTGACTTGGTTAGCCGCATTTCTCGCACCATCGGCGGATTTGGACCAGAGACTGCCGCACGTTTGGCCAACGAAGCTCAGAACGTGAACTCCGCATTTGCTGCGGTCGAGAAAGCTCGTACAGCCGCACAAAAGAGCCTCGCTCAGGATGCTCTTGCTGAGGCTCAGCAGGCGTTTCAGAAGGCGGTTGAAGTTGAAACCCTCAAAGGAGGAATCCGAGGTGGAGGCGTCCGTCCGTTCCAGTCGGCCATCATGGGGCGTGAGGTTGAAGATGTCTTGGACCAGACGCGCAACGCTTTTAGGAGTCACGCTGAAGGGTTGTATGGACCGGTGAAACAGTTCGAGAACACCCCTGCGTTCAACCTCGGACAGCCTGCCGGACAGAACTTGCCTTCAGTCGAGGACGAAATCCTTGGTCTATTGAGCAAGTATCCTGCGTTGCAAACGGGCGAGCAAAGCCGCGTTTTCACGCCTTATCTCAGGAAGCTTGAGGAAATCCTCGCATCCAAGAGCCCTGCGTCTCTGAACGATCTTCGTGCGATTCGAGATCAACTCTACGATGCTTCGGACATTGCTGGTCAGGCGTTCGGTAAATCCACCCAGCGCGATATCCGAAACGTCGCGAATCGAATCACCCAGACAATCGATTCCCAAGCTCCTCAATACCTTGGTCAAGCACAAGCTGACGCGCTGAGAACTGCGAACAAATTCTACAGCGAATTCAGGCCGAGGTTTGATGAGTTCGGTGTGATCCAAGCTTTCAAGCCGGGAACCATGGAGACGGCACAGATGGCCGACTTGTACACCGGTCGGGTCGCTCGCCAAGGAACCGAAACCCCTGCATTCCAGAACGCATCAACGCTCCTGCAAGACCTTCAGTCGGCCAATGTTGCTGGTGTACCTGCCGCTTCTAAGCTGTCTGACATCACTCGTGCTGGAATCGTTGACCGATCTATCAACCCTGCGACTGGAGAGGTCGATTTAACCAAGCTCGCAAGCGATCTAAACAACATCGCCAAGCAAGGTGGTGGTGGATTGCAGCAACTTGGGTTCGGAACGACCCAGGAACTCAATCGGTTCGTCAAATACGTCCAAGAACTCGATCCAGCTAAAGCCAAAGGACCAGAAGCAGTGCTTGAACTGCTCAAGACTGGCACTCCTGCTGGTTTTTCAGTCGCTTCTGCCGCTGTTCGCAGGCTCCCAGACGTTGCGACCGTTGATTCTGTCATGCAGACGCTTCAACGGCAGGCTGTCGGTGGTTCCAGACAAGCTGCTAATACTCTGACCCAGATCCGAGCCCGAGAAATCGAAGACTTGCTGCTCAAGGCAAGCTCCGAAGGACGAGTTGCAAACCTCGGATCGCTCGCGGAACTGGCCGACCCTGCGATGCGCGACAACGTGGAGCGAATCCTCGGCAGAAACCTCATGGGGCTTATCGATTCCCAGTTTCTCCCAGGTTTCCGTGTCATCGAAGAGGCACGACAGGCCGCTGGCATGGCTGGATCCACTGTTCGAGGTGCCGCAATCGAACGAGTCGGACGAGCCGTGGCCCAAGCTCCTACTCAGATCGCTGCTGGCGACGTAAAACAAGGTATTCAGAACATGCTCGGCAATGCCGCGGCTGCGCTTGGATACAACGTGGTCGCAAAAGTATTCGCGAAGGGAGCAGGCGTATCTGGCCTGCGTAAAAGGCAGGATTTCGTGAATTTCCTTGAGCAAATCGCGAAGAAGCCTGCTCCTCAGCAGATCCAGCTTCTGCGCCGATACGCTGGCGAGGAAGACTCCGCCGAATAATTTCCACAAAAAAGTCTTGATCGGAGTCAACACGTTGCTACATTCGCAACGTGAGCGTGAAACTCCTGACCATCAAGCAGATCGCTGCGGCTCTCGGGACTCATCCCGAGACCGTTCGTCGCTGGATTCGGACAGGCAAGCTTCCGGCCATGAAGGCCACGAAGAGAACCATCCGTGTCCGCTCCGACGTAATCGAAGCCATACTCCGCCAAAACCAATGAACGCAATCGCAACGACACCGCAACCCAAAGCCGAGATGTATGACCGCATCTCGGATCCCATCACCGCCATCGAGAAGATGGGCGAATGGATCGCAACATCCGGCATGCTCGGATGCACCAAGGTCGAACAGGGAAAACTCATCGCTTGGCAGTGCGCTGCTGAGCGTAAGACCCCGTTCGATTTCAAGCGGGAATACCACATCATCGGTGGATCCCTCAGTATGCGCTCCGATGCCATGCTCGCCGGATACCGAGCAAGGGGTGGAAAGGTCATCTGGAAGCAGTTCGATTCCAAGGCGGCGATCGCTGTCTGGAAGTACGACGGAAATGAGTGTGAGATCGGATTCACCGAGCAGGATGCCAAGCTCGCTGGCCTGCTTCCTGCCAAGCCGGGATCTGGGTGGGCCAAGGATCCGAGTGCCATGCTCCGCGCTCGCTGCATCTCCAAGGCGATCCGCATGCTGGCTCCCGAGGTTGTCGCCGGTGTCTACACTCCCGAGGAGAACGAGGACTTCCAGCCCGCTGTTGCCGAGGTGCCTGTCGCTCCGACGAAGAGCTTCGACATCACCGAGAAGCTTGAGGCACTTTTCGAGCATCGTGAGTCTGAGGTGAATGCCATCCTAATCGACGCAGGTCGCATCAAGGAAGGTCAGAGCTTCCGTGACCTCGATGACGCCACCGCCTGTCGCTACATCAAGCGGCCAGATCTCATCACCAGCAAGTTGGCCACTATCACCGAAGTCGTCGCCCCGGAGGTGTCCAATGGCTGAGATCCTCTGCCACATGCCCGCGGAGCAGTATCACGCTGTCCGCGCCCTATCCAAGTCCGGTCTCGATCAGTTCCGCAAGTCTCCTGCCCACTTCCGCGCATGGCAGGATGACATTACCAAGAACGAGTCTAGCCCCGCACTGGAGTTCGGAACAGCCGCTCACATGGCCGTCCTTGAGCCTGAACTTTTCATTCAGAAGTACACCAAGTTCAGCGGCGACAAGCGCACCAAAGAAGGCAAATTGGCTTGGCAGGCCATCATCGACAGCGGCAAGACTCCGCTCGGCGAGGATCAGTGGGAATGCGTCAATGGTGTTGCTGCCAGTGTCCATGCTCACCCAGGTGCTGCAAAACTCATCAATGCTATCAAACCTGGACGCTTCGAGGTTTCAGCATTCGACAACTGGATGGGAGTCAAAGTGAAGGCTCGCATCGATGGACTCGCTGAGGACTACATCATCGATCTCAAGACCACGCAGGATGCGTCACCGGCAGCATTCGCCAAGTCCTGCGCTCAGTTTCGATACCACGTTCAAGCCGCTTGGTATCAGACCATCACCAAGAGGAACCGCTTCGTCTTTATCGCAGTCGAGAAGGAAGCACCCTACGCAGTGGCCTGCTACGAGCTTGATCAGCAGGCCATCGATCTCGGAATCTCCATCATCGAGGAGCAACTCCGTATATTCAACGAGTGCCAAGCCCTCAATTCTTGGCCCTGCTATTCCTCGCAGATTGAAACCCTTTCGCTGCCCGCGTGGGCGGCGCGTCAGTCAGAACAACAATAACAACGACACACACACCAATACACATGACATTCAAAGTTGATCGCAGCCAAGCAGAAGTGAAGCCGTTCGCCGGTCCCGGCGAATACACCGTGGTCATCTCAGCGGCGAAGGATGACGGCATCGACAAGAACGGGAACTCTATCGTCAGCCTCCGCTACAAGGGGCCGTCCGGTGAGATCATCAGCGACCGGTTCGTCTTGAAGGACACCATGATGTGGCGTCTCCAGGCACTGATCAGTGCGACCGAGGCGAACATCGACGATGGGGCCGAGTTCGATTTTAGCGTCAACGGAGCCTTTTACCGCTTCCTCGCTGGCTTCGTTGGTCTCGCGCTCGTGATCACCATCGAAGAGGAGAAGTACACCGATAAGAACGGTCAGGAGCAAACTGCGCTCCGCGTCCGCAGGATGAAGAAGGTGCCTGCCGACAACGACGGTCTCTGATCGGTAAACAAAAGCCCCCGGAGGTTAGAGCCTCCGGGGGTGCCAATGAGTCCAAAAACAACAAAGCGCAACGACACGCTATGCAAGAGACAGAGTGCCAGAATCAAAGTCCGAAGCAAGAGTTTGCTTTGAGACCGTATCAGCAAGCAGCGGTTGAGTGGGCCAAGGTAAATGACGGCCTGATCATCGCACCCGCAGGAAGCGGAAAGACTTGGATCGCTGCTGCCATCATCAAATACTTTCATGAGAAACAAACCATAGGAAGGTTCGGATGGCTGGCACCTACTCGTGAGACATGCCATCAGGCTAGAGCCTCTCTTCAGGTTGCTGGTGTTCCTGATGCTGTCGTTGAGATCCGATGCCCGCACGAGTCTGTAGACTTCAGCAATAAGGATGTCCTGATCGTCGATGAGTGCAAACACAGCCCTGCCACGGTATGGCGCAGGATCATCGAGTCCTGCAAAGGGTTACGCTACGGATTCGATGCGACTCCTTGGTGTGACGATCATCAGCGCAACGAGACAACTAAGTGGCTCTTCTTCAAGAGAACATATGAGATCAGCCGAGATGACATCGGCGACTCGCTGGCCGACTCATCGCTGATCCTTTCTCATGCAACAGATCTCTTCATCAAGGACCGCATCGATGCGAAGATAGACAAGCTATTCAATGAACGCTCCAGGTACATGCGGATGAAGGCAGAGGAGATCCGCGCCATGTGCGCTTGGGAAGCCATCACGGAACTCGGTATCTGCGAGAATAAGGCCCGTAACGAGTACGCCATGCAGTTCGCAACCAACTGCGAGAGGCAGACTCTCATCCTCGTTCCAAGAGTGACGCTTGGAGAATGGTACGAGCAGTCGATTCCAGGCTCCCGACTAGTCCATTCCAAGATCGGAAAGAAGGATCGCAAAGCATACATGGAGGAGTTCAAGTCCGGTAACCTGCGGACCATGATCGCCACCTCTCTGGCCGACGAGGGCTTGGACCTTCCCAACGTCGAGGTTCTCATCATGGTGAGCGGAGGTCGCTCATCCCAGAAGACGATTCAGCGGGCCAGTCGTGCGCTCCGTAAGACAAGCACGAAGTCTACCGCGGTCATCGTGGATTTCATGGATCGGTTCCATCCGATCGCAGAGTTCCACGCGAAGAAACGAATCAAATGCTACAAGCAACTTGGATGCATCTTCCTATGAGCACCGCGCTGATCGTCATCACAACCACCTGCTTGCTGCCGGTGTTCACGCTGATCGGCGTGTTCGTAGGCCACAAACTCACCATCAAATCCCAGAAGCCCAATGACAAAGAAAACAATCGTAGCCTGTGACCCAGGAGTGAACGGCGGATTCGCTGTCCACACCTCTGACGGAATCCTCCTGTTCAAGATGCCGGAATCGGTTCCGGACATGGCGCAACTCCTGAGCGGGTTCAAGGTATCCGACAGCCACCTGTGGATTGAGAAAGTGCCTAAGTTTGTGAGCAAGCTCACGCCAGCTTCTGCGGTCGCCACACTGCACGAGAACTACGGCATAATCCAAGGACTGGCCTACTCTCAAGGCTACGCTCTACACCGAGTCGAGCCGAAGATCTGGCAGGAACCTCTTGGGCTCGGTGGTCGCAAGTCCTGCGAGACCGGCCCTGAGTGGAAGCGCAAGCTCAAGTCAAAGGCCCAGGAACTCTACCCGCACCTAGATGTCACGCTCGGCAATGCGGATGCGTTGCTGATACTCCATTACGCACTCGGAGGTGGCCGGTGAAAGATCCGAAGATCATCGAGGCAGGTGATGGCGTGATGGTGCTGAGCAAGAAGGAGGCTGGACAACTCTACCGCCATGTGAAACGCCTCAAGAACGTGTACGATTACAGCTTTTTCAGTCGCAAAAACAACAAACAGAAAGGAATGAAATGATCAGCCATATCAACGACGGAGGACCAGCGTTTCCAAGAACTGGAGCCGATGGACACACAAGCCCACAAAGCGGGATGAGTTTACGCGACTACTTCGCAGCGGCCATAATGCAGGGGCTGATGGCGAGCCAGTCTGAGGTAACCGACGATCCGTATCCGATTTACGCCTACAAGATAGCAGACGCGATGATCCGAGCGAGGGAGGTGAAGCTGTGAACTACCGAATCGCAGTAATGGTGTTAGACGTGGTGTGCGCCATCGCTGTCTTTCTGCTCGGCATACTCTGCGGTCTTGGGACTGGCACGAAAATCTCGCAAAAGGAAGCTGTCCGCCTTGGACACGCGGAGTGGGTGGTGGATGTGAATGGATCTACCACGTTCAAATGGAAGGAGGTCAAGCCGTGAACACCTCCACCGAAAAGCTGGTGATGGCGCTGCGCGTCATGGCCGCAGAGATCCAGTCCGACGACGGCGTGGCCAACGCTGCGCTCCACGAGGCTGCACTGCGGTTGGAGCAGCTGAGCGAGAAGATCAAGCGGCTGTACGAGGGCATCCTCAAGAATAACCAAGAGATCGAGCAGGACTGCGGCAAGGTGCTCGGCTACCCGTGGTTCAAGGACGACCAGAAGAACTTCCCCGGCGCGACCGAGAAGGACGGCGTGTGCGTGGGTGATCACGTCGCAGCAACCATCGTGTCCGAGTTGGCGAAGAGGCACGCGGAGGCGTTGGCGAGGATTAAGCGGCTGGAGAAGGCTGTTGACGCATACCGAAAAGCATACACGCCAGACGGCCATGTCGCCCCGCACGACTGCTTTGCGACAGGTCCAAATACTGGCAATCCATGGCAGGACTATCTTACGTGTCCCGGTTGTTGGGCAGAGCTAAAAGCCAAGGAGGCCAAGCTGTGACACGCGAACAAGCAAGAGAAGCAGCCGCCGTAATGTTGGCGTGGGCTGATGGGAAGGAAGTGGAGGGTAGGTTTTCGAATGGATGGGTCACAGTTGATATTCCAGATTGGAACTGGCTCCATGTCGAATACCGCATCAAACCCACCGCAACGCTCCGCCCGTGGACTGCGGATGAGGTGCCGCTTGGGGCGCAAGTCAGAAGCAAATCATATCATCCAGATCATCGTTCGCTGATTACCACATCAGGTAACTCTGTACACCGAGAAGGCTGGTTGAACGGATACGAACACAGCACCGACGGCGGCAAAACGTGGCTCCCGTGTGGGGTGGAGGAGATAAAGCCATGAATCAAGACGACGTAATACCGTACTTCCTGTGCATCATTCTTGGAATAATCATCGGAGGATTTACCGGTGGATGCTCAGGAGTGAGTCACATGAAACATGAATCAGTCCGCGCTGGAGTTGCGTACTACACCAACGACGCAAGCGGAATGGCGCAGTTCAAATGGAAGGAGTGCAAATGAACCATTTTCCTGACGCCACGAAAATGGTCAGTGATACGCCGAGAACGGATGATCAGGAGTGCGATATGTTCGTTGGAGTTTCTACGTTCACTCCGGAAGATGTTCAGCAAGCATTTGACTTCGCTCGTCAGCTAGAATGCGAACTCAACGCAGCTAACGCCAAGATCAAGCTGCTTGAAGAAGCAGGCGATGCACTCAAAGCAGCAGGATATTTCGGTGGATTTAACGATGCGGTCGATAAATGGATAAAGGTGAAGGAGGCCAAGCCGTGAGCGATACAATGTGCGCCAAGACAACGGAAACAAGTCGATGCCAACGATGTGGGTCTGAGTTTGATTGGCTTTCTGATGGAACCAAAATTCATGCAGGAAAACGGTATTTTGAAAGCGATTCGTTGTTGTGTTTAGCGCGACAACTCAACGCCGCGAACAATACAATCAAAGAACTCCAAGAAGTAAACGAATATCTTAGAGACAAGATAGAGAAGCTAGAATATAGGAGACTAGATAAATGAATCCAGAACAACAAATTATTGCAATCGCAGAAGCGTGTAGGTGGAAAGAATTCGAGGCATGGCTAGACGGACGCAGATGCTTTGAACGCGCCGACAGCAATGCTGAATTGGATTTCGATAGTCTTCCCGACTTTCTCACCGACCTGAACGCCATGCACGAGGCGGAGAAAGTGCTGACGCCAGAACAACTTGTGGACTACTGCGCGTTCAGTCTCCGCGTTGCAACTGGAGAGGGTTGCGTTACGGATTACAAAATGATTTGCGCCACCGCAGCCCAACGCGCAGAGGCTTTCCTTCGCACGATTGGAAAATGGGAGGAGGCCAATCCATGAGCGAATTTAACAACAAGCTTGTAATAGACCTATTTGAGGAACGCGACGCGCTGAAAGCGGATGTTGTGAGGCTGACATTGAAAGTTACGGAACTCTACGAAGGAGCGGAGGAGCAGAAGCAACGCATTCAATCGCTGATCGAAGAACGCGACAGAGC